CGGATTCCTTGGACGAGGGGCAAAGATTCGAGGCGGTGTGTATAGGTTTAGTCCATTCTCCTGGCAACGTGTTGACTCCACGGGAGATGATCTTCGGAAGAATATCTTCCCGCTGCCTGTGCGTGAGCCTAGTAGTGTAATGTTTAACTTGCTTAATTTGTTAATTAACTACACTAATCGTATATCTGGCACAACGGATCTTATTTCTGGCGAAACCCCGGGGCAAAACACTCCAGCAGAAACAGCGCGAACTGCCGTGGAACAAGGCCAAAAAGTATACTCGGCTATATTCAAACGAATCTGGCGGGGCTTCAAGCAAGAATTTAAGAAGTTGTATTTCTTAAACAGTATTTTCTTGCCGGAGGTTACTTACTTTGGTGATGGAAGCACTGTGGTGTATCGGGAAGATTACACTACTAGCGAATTGTCTATTGTTCCTGTGGCTGACCCGGCTATTACCAGTGATGCTGCACAGTTTGCTAGAGCCCGTTTGATCAAAGACGCTGCGGCTAATAATCCTGGGTATGATACTGACTCGGTTGAGCGCTTGTTCTTGAAATCTCTTGGCGTAGATGCCATTGATACTATATACAAGGGCACCGCAGACCTGCCGCCACCGCCAGAAGAGCCGACTATCACAATTGCAAAGATTCGTTTGCAGTCTGAGCGTGAAAGTATTGAGTTCCGTAAGATGCAGTTTATCACAAAGCTGCGTGAACAAGCATCTATTAACAACGCTAAGGTTCTGGAGATCAAAGCTAGGACGGCTAAGATTGTAGAAGAAATTGGAGCACTTAAAGGTAAGGAGTATCGTGATCAGATAGATACCGTAACAACTCAATTGGAAGCTTTAAGCAACCAGCAGTTAGCTCAAGCAGACTTAATTCAAAAGGAGTTAGATAATGAACGAATCTCAAACGAACAAGCCATCCCCACAGGAGGAATTGTTCCAGGAGTGGAAACGCCACCCAGTGACCAAGCAACTTCTAACTTGGGCGACCAAGGAGCGGGAGTCGCTTAAAGAGCAATGGGCGGCGGGAAACTTCTCAGCGGCATTTAGCTTGGAAATGGCAGTAAAAAACGCAGGCGCAACTGGCTATTGTAATTGCTTAGCCATTTTGCTAGATATGGACTATGACACTCTTGAAGGATACTTACATGACGCAGAATAATAGTGGACTGCTTCCCTTGGGCCGGGCTGTTTTGGTTCAGCCTTACATCCCAGAACGTAAAGCTTCTATCATTGAACTTCCCCCAGATATTGCAGTTCGAGATCAGATGGTAGAGCAGCGAGCAATTGTGGTTGCAATTGGTCCTACCGCTTGGCATGATGAGCCAATGGCAAGGGCCGTTGTGGGGGATAAAGTATTGCTGAGCCGTTACTCGGGATACATGGCAGAGGGGACTGCCGATAAAAAACAGTACCGATTTGTAAATGACCGAGACATCTTTGCAAAGATTGAAGTTGAATCTGACGGAGGCGAACATGACCGTACTTAATGATGTAGACTCTACCCAAGAAACTGATGCTTCCCTGGAAGGTTCCACCAATGCCCCGGAAGGTTCTTCGGACGTAGAGCAAGAGGCACGTAATCTTGGTTGGCGCCCTAAGGAAGAGTTCCAAGGTAATCCTGATCAATGGGTAGATGCGGATGAGTTTGTAGAGCGCGGTAAGCATATTGTCCCGATTCTCAAAGACAATAATAAGCGGTTGCAAAAGGAATTGCATGCAAGAGATTTGAAGATAAATAAGTTGGAAAGTAGCATTCTTAACAATGAGGCCGCTATTGAGAAAATGGAGGCTCATTGGTTGGAGGCTAACAAGCGCGCCGTTCAACAGGCTAGGCAAGAGTTGAAGGAAGAACTAAAGCGTGCTCGGGAGCAGGAAGACACTGATGCTGAGCTAGATGTTCTTGAGCGTATTCGAGAAAATACGGCCAATGAAAAAGCTCTAAACAAACCCACCCCTACGGCAGATAAAAAATCCCCTACGGTTAATCAACCTAGTCCCGAGTATGTAGAGTTTGTTCGAGAAAATCCTTGGTTTGACGTAGATAAGAAACGTACAAAAGCCGTTGTGCGCATTGCTGAAGATCTTCGAGAAGATGGTAATACTTTAGAGGGTAAGGCATTCTTTGATGAATGCGTCAGGCAGCTTTTGGCGCAGGAAGGCAGCGGTAGTTCTGCTATTATGTCTAAAGTAGAGGGTGGAAATGCTGGGACGCCTGGAGGTTCAGCCAGGGGAAAGTCTTGGGCTAACCTCCCAAAAGAAGCGCAAGTCGCTTGTCTTGCTGACGCTGACGTGCTTGTTGGGGCGGATAAACGCTACAAGACTCTTGACGCGTGGAAGAAGAAATACACCGACATTTATTTTTCTGGAGAATGATATGAGTAAGAACGCTCTTGTGACTGAAACTAATCCCGCTAATACTCCTGGATCCTTTGATGTTCCAAAAGATTTTATCCCTATGTCATCTGCAACCTTGCGGCTTGACACACCCATCATGCCCGGATATCATTTGCATTGGTTCCGTGGAGACGCGGGCCGAATCAACCGAGCGCAAAGAGCCGGGTACCGCTTTGTAGATCAAGACGAAATAGACCTCAATAATTTCGATCTTGGCGGTGACGCAAAAACTTCTGGTAGCACTGACCTCGGTAGCCGAGTCAGTATTACATCAGGCGATGAAGTAGATCGGGCTGGTCAACCCACGAGAATGTATCTCATGAAATGCCCTAATCATTTGTATGAGCTAGGGCAAAAAGACCTCATTGAGCAGAATGAATCACTGGCAGATGTCTTGAAGAGTGGCCGCGTTGGCTTGAATGCTAATGGAGAGTCTATTCAAGATGTAAATGCCCGGTACACTAAAGGTAAACCCTCTGATTTGTTCACCCGTAAATCTTGGAGAACGTAATGGCTAATGAAAATCGTCCTTGGGGACTGAAGCCAGTAAGCTATGCCAGCGGTGTTTGCTGGACTGGCGGGGCCAATGTCTATGTTATTCCCGCCGCAGATACTAATAGTTACGCTATTGGTGACCCGGTGAAGTCTGGTGGTTCTGCTGATAGTAATGGTGTTCCTTCCATTACATTGGCAGCGGCAACCGGGGCAATCCGTGGCGTAGTGGTTGGTTTGGGTACTCGGGAATCGTTGATGGCGAATCCTAGTAATCTGGACTCGACCATTCGGCCAGCCGGTGCCCAGGCCGTCAACTGGTATGCTACTGTTGTAGATGATCCAAATACAGTGTTTGAGATTCAAGAAAGTGGCACGCCCATGACAGCGGCCGATGTTGGTCTTAATATCAACATGGCCATTGCGGCTAATAATGGGTTTACTTCTAAATGGACGGCTGATGCTGCGACGAAGGCTACTACCGCTACGTTGCAATTGAAGTTGCTTGGCTTGGCTCGACGGCAGGATAATGCTTTTGGTGCCTTTGCGAAATGGTTGGTTAAGGTTAACAATCATGAACTTTCTGCCGGCACTGCTGGCGTTTAAGGAGAAACTATTATGGCAGGCGGCGTAATTAATACTGGTTCCCACCCGAAACTTCTGTGGCCAGGCGTGCAAGAAATCTGGGGTCAAGTGTATGATGCCCATCCGGTAGAATACACTGACCTTTATGAAGTTACTAGCTCTCGCAAGGCCTATGAGCAGGATGTTCAAGTCACTGGCTTTGGGCTTGCTCCAGTCAAGGGCCAAGGCGCTCCTATTGAGTATGACTCTGAATTGCAGGGTTGGGTGACTACTTATGCCCACGTTGCATATGCTCTTGGGTATATTGTAACTCATGAGGAATTGGAAGATAACTTGTATGCAGAGGTTTCACATCGACGGGCTAGAGCGAATGCTTTCTCAATTGCTCAAACGCCCGAGAATGTTGGTGCCTTCTTGTACAACAACGCCTTTGTTGGGACGTTTTACACTACTCCCGATGGGCAGCCGATTATCTCAAACGCTCACGTAAATGCTACCGGCGGTAGTTTTAGTAACCAACTCACCCCTGGGGCTGACCTTAGTGAAGTTGCCCTGGAAGACATGACGATTAAGATTATGAAAACCGTCATGGATAGGGGCTTGAAGATTAGTGTCATGCCTGAGTCTTTGCACATTGCCCCGGATGAATGGTATAACGCTAATCGGATTTTGAAGTCTGTTCTTCAGAATGATACTGCCAACAACGCTATTAACGTGTTGAAGGCTACGAACGCTTTGCCTAAGGGTATTAAGATGAACCACTATTTTAATAGCCCCAATGCTTGGTTTGTTCGTACTAACGTTCCGGCGGGCATGAAGTTCTTCTGGCGTGAGAAGCCTAAGTTCCAACAGGATAATGACTTTAGTACCAAGAACGCTCTTGCGGCTACTTACATGCGCTTCTCGGTGGGGATCACTGACCCCCGTGGATTGTTTGGTTCTAATGGGCCGTAAGGAGAAATATTGTGGGATTCCTGAAGAAACTTGGTAAGGGTTTGGGTAAGGTTGCTAAGGCTGGCCTCAAGGTTGGTATGAAGGGCGGCCTTAGTCAATTGGCGGGTGGGCCTGTCGCGGGTATGCTTACGAAGAAGGTGGGTAAGCGTATCCTTGGCGGGAAGCGAAAGAAGCCTACGGCATCTACAGCACCCACCAGTCCTCGGGTTAACGCTGGGACTAGCTCGTATTCTAACATGGAACGTCAGCCTCGCAAAGTTGAGCCTAAGCGTAATTATAAGAATCGGATGCAGAAAGCTGATGGGTATAATACCCCACCGACTACGGCTCCGACTACCCCAGGAAAGCGTAAGGTTACGCCACGATATAGTATTCGTGGCCCCGGCCATCGGTCTCGTTTGAAGTAATCGTTTCATGCTGTAACAATTAGGGCCACAAGCGGGTAGGCCGCTTCCTTGTATGGTAAAGTATCTTACGTCCTTTTGACGTTACCTCTTGGAGATTTATATGAGCACTACTCGCTTCAGTCATGGGGTTACTAATATCCCAAAAGTTTCCACCCTTGGCGACATGGGTCAGTTGGATCCTACTAAGTTTAATACAAGGTTTGACGACTTTCACACTTTTCTAGCCACTGACTGGACTACCACTCTGGTAGGTACTGGTACAAACGCCCTTACCCCCGGCGCTGGTGGTTTGTTGCTAATGACAACGGGCGCGGCCTTGAATAATAGTAACTTCATTCAGGGCACACCCGCTGACTTTGCGTTGACTATTGGCAAGGGCGCTTTCTTCAAGGCTAAGTTTACCCTTAGTGACCCAACGCTCAGCACTTTTCAAATGGGCTTGGTGATTACGGATACTACTCCACTCGATGCGACGGAAGGTGTTTTCTTCCAAAAGGCTAGTGGTTCCTTGGATGTGCTCGGTACATCAGCCCTTGGTGCTGGCGCATCTGCTCGGGTAAGCGCCGTTATTCCCGGAGTATCTAAAACTGACATGATTCTTGGGTTTGCATACAATGGCCGAGATTTGATTCGGCTTTATGTAGACGATCGGTACGCCGCATCTTTAAGCGTAACCTCAGCTACCCTTCCCGCTAGTCTTTTGAATGTTAGCTTTGG